GTAGTAGCTAATGCACGCGTTATCTAACACTGTTGTTAAGTCAACGAATTCTAACAGGTTTGCGTCGAATAATTTATCTGGATTGTAATACCAATGTAATGCTTCTTTTTTATTTAATACCCATATCTTACCTAAAATATCTAACCAATTAAATACTTCATCTTTAGATAATGAAAGTGATTCGTTATGATTTATACACAATATATATCCCTTCTTACTATCAAGTGGTCTAACATAGACTAAACTTAATTCAGTAAGTGCAGGATGAAAATTGTCGTTAAGTGGAATGAACCTAACAAAACAATCCTCAAATGATAATTGTGATAGTTGAGATGATTTCTCAATAATATAGAACATAACCTTTTTTTATTACACTAAATATAAGACAAGAAGTTTGGCTTTCAAACTTTACATTCTTTATCCTTCTACTCTTAAAAACTGTTTTAAACCAGGCATTTTCCTTTCTGCTGCATTTAGCTCTTTATCGTCAAACTCTGGTTTTTGGTTTGGTACAACGGTTTCAGTGACTGTTGCTGTTACATAGTTTGGTTTTTGGGATAAATTATCAAGTTCTTCTTGAGTTTTTGATTCACCAAATCTATATACTAAAGGTTTACTTGAAGTCGTAATTCTAAAGAAATATCTTTTATTAGTTGTAATAGTTGATTCTGCTACCTGACCAGAAGATTGTGATTCCACCGCTTGAGTATCAATGTTAGGGTTTACCCCAACATTAGGATTAAGCCCCTGTTGATTAGCTAAAGCAATAGAAGGTAAAACACTTGCTTTAACTGGTTTTGATGCGATTGGAGTTGACGTTCCTTGTTTAATACCAGCAACTAAATTATATATAAGACTATCAGGATTATTTATGGGTTTTACTTTAATCGCTAATTCTATTTCTTTTTGATCTTTATTATTAGGATCATAGTCTTTACCTGCATAAAATTTACCATTAATTAAATTTTTATAATAAGGGCCCTTATACACATTTGTTGATTTTCTGTAAACATACTCATCATTTGATGTATATAATCCTTTTTTAATTTTACTAGCTGGTATTCTTATTTGTTTTTTCTCATCCATTTATTGATTCTATTTAGGTAAATCTCTTATACTATCGTTGTATATTGATATTAGACTTGATTGTTTTCTTTTTAATTCACCTTCTTTATCTACTGGGGATACCCACTCATATACATATTTTCTAGACCATTCTTGAGCTGTATTTGCTGTTAAATTTCTTCTTTTAATAGTTTGTAATATAAAATCTAAATTAGTTTTATAATCTTTAAAAGCAGCAAAACGTCTTGTTACTCCACCACTATCTACTTTTACAGAAGTACCAACAACATAAGATTCACTATCAGGCCATTTACTATTATCTGCTTGGATTCCAAAATAATTATTATTTACACCTTTTGTACCATTTCCTGATTCATTTCTCCATATAGCTAGTACTGATCTTTTAACATTTACATCAAACCCACTTTTAGAGTTTAAATAAGCAATTACTTCTTGTTTAGAAACTGTAGTTTTTGTATAAGGTACTTCATCTTTATTTGGGTATTTGTTTGGAGGTATTTTTAATGAAGTTCCACCACTAGGTGTTTTAGTTAAAAAATCACTAAAGGATGTTTTTGAACCTTTAGGATCACTTACTATAATGTTATAAGCATCTATAGTAGTAGTCCAATCTCCATTTTCAATTTTATGTCCAATTCCTGTTACTGCTTGTAATAATTTACCACCAATATTTCCCTCGTTTTTATATCCTTTAGGTAATAAAGATGGCGGGAATTTAAACAAATGACCTATAATCAAACCACCTATACCATCCATAGTTATAGACATTTTAACAGGTATAATAGATCTATTTTTAGTATTTGAATCTGTTACACCCTGAAAATAAGCTATGACTTCTTTTAAAGCAACTTTATATGATGATGCTAAATTTTGATCTGATGAGTTATTTCCACCTCCAGCTTGTTCGTTTGCGGCATTAATGGTTGATTGGAAAAAGAACTCTTGTAGTATAGCAAAATTAGATTTTAATTTAACTATTAAAGTAGAAGCATCTGTACCTTTTGCAGGTAAACTTTTTGTTGGAGTTACTTTTTTAGGTATAACTCTATCTTCTAAATTATTATTAAAATCAAGTAAAGTATTATTTTGATAACCTTGTTCTCCACCACCACCAACTTGTGCCCCGATAGCAATCATTGCTGATTGTTCTGGGAATATTTGTGATTGTAAGTTATACGATCTTACAGAGCCTGATATGTTAGCCATCTCTAGTGGGAAAGCATTGTTATATACATCACTTCTATTAGTAGCATCAACATAGTTAAGATCAATAATTCTAGCAACACTATCTATTGGGTCTACATGAATATCAAAACTGTTTACACTACCAATAGAATCTTGAACTCCTTTTAACACTTGTTTAAGATATTGGTATACTCTTATTTCTTGTGTTTTTTGATCTTGTATTTCAGGATTAATAGATAATCTATATAAATAATCAACATTAAGATATATGTTACTTATTTTTCCTAATTCTTCTTTATATTCAAAAACTTTTCCTTGGTTTTGTAATTGCTGTAAATAGTCAACAGCATATGGTGATTGAGGTGTTTTAGCTAAACTACCTGCTTTTACATCTTTACTTAATTTATCTTTAATGTCAGTTTGAATAATTTCTGTACAAGTAGTTATATCAAATAAAAGTTTATATATATTTGGAGCTCTTCCTTCTAATTTTCCAACATTATTAGACAATTCTTCTAATTTTCTAGCAGCCTCTGTAGCATAAATAATTGAATTAGTAGCATTTGGTACTACTTTTTTATTATTAAAATAAGCCTTAGCGTAAGATTTTATAAAATCCTTAGCACGATTTTCTTCTGAACCATCTCCACTATAAGGTTTTATATCGTTCAAAAGTCTAGTTCCTATTGGATCATCATCTGTAAAAGCTGTTGAAGCGTTTTGATCACTTAAAATTGCTCTTGCAGGACCATCAAAAACACCCACAGTACCATTACTAGCTCCATCATCTATTCCTGAAGTGTCAAGACCACCTGCCCATGTGCTATTAGTTATAAGACATATTGTAGGGTCAGCTGATACTTGTAAAGGATGAGCTAAACATAATAATGAATTTTCAGGATTTCCTTTAACATCTTTTACAGCTGATGTATCATACTCATTAGGTTGAACTGATAGTTTTATAAGTGGAGTTGATGGGGTTTTATCATCTGTGGAAGCCGCTAATAAAATGTAATTGTTTAATATATTAATAAAAGATCCTAAAGTAATATAAACTTGAGCACCATCTTTAGATAATGAATCAGGTATTTCTCCTGTAGTATATTGGAATCCAAATAAATCATAATCAGCTAATAAAGGCTTATAAGGTCTATTTACACGTTGTTTCCCACATTTAAAATATATTTCATAACACATCCCCGCTAATATATTTTTAGAAAAATATGTTTTATAGTCAGGTGTTGAAAAAAACTTTTCTGCTTGTTGAACAGATAGTTCTAAAGCAACATTTCTTGTATTATCTTGGGCAGCAACACCAGCTTTTATAGCTGATTCTTTTGAAGCGTCAAATGCTTGTTCTCTAATTGATCCTGTATTTGGTGCTATTAAACCTTGTTGTTGAGATATAGTATCTGAATCAGAAGGTAACCAGTTTACTTTTAATGATTCTAATATTTCGCCTATAGAAATAATTGTTGTTTGACAATCATACCCACCATCCATTCTAGCAGACCAACTATAGTTTTTTACATAACCAAGCATAGCATCATAGTTACTAGAATGTTCTATAGACTTATTATATAAATCTTTAAATATTTGATCTCTTTCTACACCACCATTTATAACACCATCATAAAAATTTATATTGCTTTGTAATTTACCACTATTATCTAAAAAAGGAGCCCAACCCCATTCTATCAATACAGTATAACCGGGGCGCATATAAATTAGTTCTAGATCTTCTAGTTGTTGGATATTATTACATTTAAAGTTTACTGTTACTTCTCGTAAGGAACCATATGCTGTTTTAGATTTAATATCAATAGAAGTAATACCTGGCATTGGTTTAATACCTGCAGTACCTGCCGTAAGGTTAGGATTATTATATGACTTTAATGATGGGGTAAATCCACTATATGCGGCATCGGCACTACCAACACCAGCTCTTAATTTGTTATTTAATAATACACCGCCTTGTAGAATATATTGTTTAGCTAAGGTATTTTTACCATCAACATTAACACTAGACGTCATTCTAATCCAAGAATTACGAGAATTTAATTGAATAATAGATTGAGGCGAGCGATCTCTAAGAGATTTTTGTCTCTGTGTTAACTGAGCCTTAACTGTTGGAGTAAACGTTTCACGAAATATTGACATAACATTATCTAGTTGTATTGTATTGGTTATACAATGATAAAACAGAGTTTAAGTCTGTTGGTATACGTAGTTGTGTACCAGGTTCTGGGAATAATGACCCTTTGGTAACATTGTTATTAGCCATAGAAATTACCCACCATAAAGTACTGTCATTATAATAAGAATAGGCTAGGGAATCAAGTCTATCTCCTATAGTTGTAATAACATACTCATCTGCTTCAGATAATGGTATATTAGGGTAGAATTTTTGCTTAAAATATTGACTACCGTATGATGTTGTTCTTATTGTTGGATTTTCGTAGCGATTCATATATTATTAACCTCCATATTTTGATTTTAAAAGCAAATTATTTGTTTGTTGTTGGTTAAATTTCACATATGATGGGTTTGGAATAGCAGCAGATGCTCCTAAGAAATTATTAACATTTTGATTTGCTTGTTGAGTAGCCACTGCATTTTGGTTTAAAGCATTTTGTAAAGCAGTTGTTGCTGTAGGATTATTTACTGATAATCCAGGGATAAATGTTTGATTTACAGCATTGTTAAATCTATTAACATTTAAATTTGCAGCAGGAGAAAGTGGGGTATTAGCAGCGTATGTTTTTTTATAATTTTCATCTAATCTAGTATTAATTGGATTTTTTAGATATCCAAAGAATCCTGATTTACTATCAACTTCAGGAACAGTATACTGAGCTGGTCTGCTTTCTTTACTATGAATAATAGTTAAGCTGATATTTGCTCTAACATACATTGCTAATTTTTCATCTATATCCCAAGATGAATCATCAGGTATTTCGTAGCTAATATTATTTAATATAGCATACTCATTATCTAAATAATTACCTAACTTTACTTGTAAAATAACACCACCTAATAGACCATTAGTATTATAAGCACCAGCTGTTGTTGATGCTAGTTGTCCTAAAGCTCTATGTTTTTCAAATAATTGTGTTTTATTAAAACAAGGTATATCTAAATTGAAACTTACACTACGTTTAAATTTACCATATGTGTAGAAACTTTCCGATCTGCCTGTGTAGTTGTATTCATTCCAGGTAGCATCAAAATTATCTTTATACCCTTTTATATATCCTGAAAAGTAGAATGGGTAGCTTTTACCATCAAATGGGTTTATTGCTTTGAATACTATAGTTAAATTTTTCGAATCAATTCTATCAAATTCAAGTGTATTATTATATATAGCTACACTATTACCATCAAATACTCTTTTTGTTCCGTAGTATCTATAATTAGGGTCTTTTGGGTTTAATCCTTTAGCTCTATTTGTATTAGGATCTATACTTGAACTTGTAAATGATTTTAAAGTATTAACTTTACTTTTTAATTCACTGTAAGTTCTAGATGTAGGAGAAAATATAGTACCATTAGCGCCTGCAGGTACATTTTTGCTATAAGGAATAGCAGTTTGATCAACTTGAGATGGTTTGCTTGTTGGTTGAGATGGATTAGTATTTGTTAATGTTGAACCAAACGCAGTAGGTGGTTGATAATCATTTGATAATCTTACAGCACCGGCATAATCAATCTTTCCTTTACTTGGAGTTGGCTTATTAGATCCATTACTTGTTACATCATAACGTCTAATAGTAGTAAACCCAACACCATAAACTGATCCAGGACCTCCAGCATATCTATCAATAATTAAATCTTGAGGTTGTAATAATGGAGATGTTGGTAGTAACGGATTTGTACCTTTACCTATTGCTGTATTAAATACATTTACAGCGCCTAAAATAGCATTTATAGTGCCTAAAATAATATTACCTCTATTAGGGTTAGTAATATTAGGTCTAATTAATTTTCTTTTTAAAGCAAGTAATCTATTGTTGCCGTTTTCATTGTTATTTCTAACAACAGCTAAATACTTAGTATTATCATCTTGTACAGGTGACAAACCATGACGCTCAAAGTGAGTACCAAATGCTGTTTTTGAAAGTTGGGCTAATGTATTTCTACCTTGGTTATATAAACGAGTAGGACCTGGTGTTAGTTGATTAAAAGTATTAAGTCCTACTGTTAATAATCCTCCTAATAGTCCTAATCCAGTTAAATTAGTAGTTCTAGTTTCAAGTTTTGGGTTACTAAGTTGTAAACCAATTTGACGTTGAATAAATAAAGTACCTTTAGGTTTACTATTGATAAATTTAGTTATTCTTAATTGGTCTTCATTAGATGCTTTATTGGCTAAGAACCAACCACCTCTAATAAAACCATCATCAATAGGGTTATTTGAAAACCCTCTAGGTATTTTAGTAGTAATATACGGTTGATCACTACTTCCATTTCTTGGACGATCATGACCAAATTCATATGAAGTTTGAATAAAACGGCCTAACCCGCTACCATTATTGTTACCACCGTAGTAAAAAAACTTGGGGTCACTATTTAGTAAGGGAACTAATTTAGATTTTTCTTCTAACTTTTGTTTTGCCACTTATTACTTATTTCTGTGTTGGTAAGTTCTGTAAGTAAGATCCTTTACCTGGTTTGTATTTGCCTTTCAAATCATCTAATTTAGATGGTTGTGGTTTCATTCCTTCACCGCTAATTGTACGCCACTTAACTGCAGGTTTACCTGTAGTTGAGTATTGATCGTGCAATGAACCTGGTGGAACTGGGTCAACACCAAAAGTAGATGGTTTTTCACCTTTAAGGCCTAAACCTGATTTTGTTAAGTTTGATAAAATTCCTGTTGCCATGATATTTGTGTTTTGATATAAATATTTTAAAATTATGCTATTGTGTAACCTGTGTATATGTTTTGTGATGTACCTGTTTCCATTTGCTTACCAATAGCTGTGCCTATTTGTTTGCCATCTATGTTAAGTACTGAATTTATTGGTCTATTTGCTAGTGTTGTTACTGCTGTTCTAACCTCATTAATAGCATTGATCATTGGTGTTAAATCAAATGGTGCATTATTAACATTTGGTGAAACAGCTATGCTATCACCTTTAGTAGTTATTGATGTTGCTCCGAATTTATCAGTTATTGTAAATGGACCTTTATCTGAAGGTGCTATACCATCTTCTACCTGTTGTGGAGTTTGTTCACCAAAAAATAAATCACCAATTTTATCACCCGCTATACCTCCAAGTATACCACCACCTATAGTTCCGGCTCCTGGTGCTATAAGAGATCCTAATCCTCCTCCAAGTAATGATGTTATTGATGTAATTCCTGCTCTTCCTAAAGATTCACCTGTACCTTTTCCTTCACTTAAATTAGAAGCAGCATCCACACCACCCATTAATAAAGCTGTAAGAGCATTTCCTTTTAATGTTTTGCTAAGTATTCTACTCATTGCTTTACCACCACCTTTCATTCCGCCTTTACTAAATGCTTTTCCAATTCTACCTAAACCACCACTACTAAATCCACCACCACCTCCTTCTCCACCACCTGTAGTACCTGCTTCTTTTACAATCATTGGATTAAAAGTGGTACCTTTTGTCATTGATTTAGCTACTAATCCTATTAAGACACCTATAGTAGCAACAGATGCTACATCACCCATTGCACCACCAATTTTATCTCCAAAAAATCCTTTAATTGCAGAACCTATTTTTCCAAAAAATCCAAATATTTTAGTTACATATTCCAACCCATTGGATAAAGAATCAATAAAACCTCCTAAAGGTCCTGCTACTATATTACCAATTAAATCTTGTAATTTAGTAATAGCATTATTAAATTTTTCTTGAGCTGATTGTTGTTCTGCTTGTTTTGTAAGATAATCAGCCATTGATAGGCCTGATGCTTTCTGATCTTTAAGTTGTTGTGCATTTAGTTTAGCTGCATCCTTACCATATGTGTTAATAGCTTCTTGTTTTAACAACATATCAGCTAATTCTTCTCTACTCATACCAAAAGCTTCAGCTAATGATTTTTGAGCTAAAACATTCATTTCTTCAAACTCAGCTAATGAACCTACTTGATCAGCTAATTCTTGCGCTAATGTAATTTGATCACCTGTTAAAGCAGCATAACGAGCTTTTTCTAAATTTAATTGTTTACCTGTTAACAGCTGTGCTTTTAATTGGTTTTCAATTGATGACTCAAAATTAAGTAATGACTCACCAGCTTTATCTACTTGTTCTAACGAAAGACCTAATGCTTTAGTTTGTACTACAGCTGCAGCTAGTGCTTTAGGATTGTTTTGAAATTTTACTAATATACCTGCACTTAGCTTAGATATATCTTGTAATATTAGTTTATCGCTAAAGTGAACTTTATTAGCCTGATTAGAAGCAAAAACAGATAAACGAATTTGTTTTACATAATCTTTAGTTCCTACTCCTGCTGCTGCTGAGAATGAAGCTAATTTACCTGCTTCTTGAGCGGTTAGTCCTACTATTTCTGTTAATTTAGAAAAAGTAGCTAATTCCTCTCCACTAAACTGAACTGCTATACCTAATTCTTCAGATAATTCAGATTGTGCTTTTAATAATCTATCAGTAGTAACAAAAGTATCATTAGTATTTGCCGAATATTTTACAAACTCTTCTCTTATAGCTCGAGCTTGTTGTTTACTAACACCTAATGATTTTCCTAATTTAGTTGCTTGTTGATCTGCTTTATTAATAGCTGAAATCAAAAATGTAAAAATAGCTTCAGGGCCTAATAAGGCTTCTCCAAATCCTTTTGCTAATGTTTTTAAACCAGTAAAAGCAATTTTAGCTTTATTTCCAAACGCAGAAACATCTTCTTTATTCTTTTGCATTTTAATAGCAAGATCTTCCATATCTTTTTTAGCCTCATCTGCTTTAAGATATTTTCCTATTCCTGGGATTTTAGAAACAGCCTCAATTAATCCTCCTGTTAATCCAACAGATTTTTCTATTTTTTTTCTTAATTCAAGTTCTTTGGTTAACTTAATTATCTCTTCTTCAGTAGCCTTAATTCCTCTTTCTTGAGCAATAATAGTATCGGCTGTTACTTTAGCTAAATCTTTTTGTTTATTTTCATAAGTTTCTAAACGGGAACTTTGTTTTTCAAGTTCTGAAACTTTAGATTTATTATAGGTAAGATCTTCTTTTAATTGTATTAATTCAGCACCCCTAGCCCTAGCTAATCTAGCTTTTATTATATCTTGTTCAGCATAAGCTTCATTAAGTTTTAATTGGCTATTTTTAAGATCTACAGCGGCTTTAAGTGCTTGTTTAGTATAATCATCTTGGTCTTGTTTTAAAGCAGCTGCTGTTCTTCTCTGTAAATCAAGAGATTTTTCTTTGTTTGTTTCTAGTTTTGTTATTTCTTTAGCTAAATCTTTAGATTTGATAGTAAGATTGTTTCGCTTTTCTAATGAACTAGTTAAACTTAAAGAAGTTTGTTGTAATTGTTTAGATACACCATACAATAATTTTTCATTTTCATTTACTTGAGCGCCTAATTTAAAACGTTCTTTTAATGAAGACACTAATTTATTAGATATATCTAATATATCTTCACTAATCCTTTTTTCTTCATCTAAATTTTCTGTATTGTCAGCCATAGTTTAATATTGCGCCATATAAATATCAAAAGCGCCTATTTTTTAGGCGCCTTTGCTGTATATGTCGGTTGTTTGGTAGGTGCTATGTTTGGACGTGCTATATCATTGTTGTTGGTATTTTTAAGCAGATTTTGCTGTTTATTAGCTTCTTCGGCTTGCTTCTCGTAATGTTCTTTTAATGTTTCAAAAGTAAATTTACGCAACCAAATCGGCATATTATATACAGTATCCCAACTATAACCACCTTGCCCATTAAATACAATTTCGTGTATTTGTTTAAATAAGTATAATCTATACTCCTGCGTCAGGCCAAAAAAAGTTAAATGATATTGGTAACTCTACGCCCTCCCCAACATAGTCTTCATTGCTAGGAATATACTTCATATTAATATCAGGTGAGACTTGGTTGTAATATTGACGTAGTGCTCTAGCATCAGGTGCTAATAAAGCATTATCAACAAAATCACGAATTGATTTTTGATCACGATCACCATTAACTGAAGTAATTATGTATTTCATTCTTGTAGTTAGATCTGTTGAACTATTTGGATTAACTTTTTGTAACCCCTTAATTTCAGCATCTATTTTCTGCTCGTCACCGTGCGTTAACAACTTAAATGTGACTACGTTTTGCGATTTAGGTAATGAAAATGAGAACTCGTTTATACCGGCTTTAAATAAAGATTCATCAACTGTTTTTTCACTTAAGTGTGTTAAATCAACAATAGTTTCTACACCATTGTATGTAACTGAATAATCTTTACCATATCCTAAGATACGAGCAGCAATTAAGATTGCATTTTTATCACCAACTAATAAATCATTATAGTCAATTGGTGTTATAATCATTGATTGTAATAACTTATCAATTACAGTACCATTTCTAAGATAATTAGCATTAGTAAGAATATCTTCTTCCTTTGCAGTCATATATTTCATTTCGATTTCACCTTTAGCAAGTGGTGATTCTTTAGGGTACAATAAACCTTTAGAAGGTAATGTAACTTGTTCGGTTGGAATTTTAAATTCTGCCATATAACGTTTTTATTTGTGTATATATAAATATACGACAAAGAAAGGCATCTGCCAAAGCAGACGCCTTTTCTAAAGAAAATATTGGAAATATTTTAGAAGTTCAATACGCAGTAATCCATAGCGATTGTAACAGACAAGTTAATTGCTGCTTCGTTAGCCCAATCGTATTCACCGAATGTAGCTGTTTTAACGTAAGCACCTTTAACAATCCATTCACCAACGATATCGCCTACTGGGCCTAAAATATCTAAAGTTAAATCTTTCTTGTAAAAATCTGAGTAACCATCACGACCCGTTACTGATTCGTGAGCCAAACGAGCCCATTCCATTACAGCTTGAGCACCAGATGGTGTTACAGGATCATATAATCCTAAAGTCATGTCATTCCAACGTACTTTACCTTTTACTTTACGGTAAACGTTGATATGATCTAAAATGATCTCACCAGCTTCAAATCCAGGTGCTGTTGCACTCTTAATTAAGTATGCTGGGATACCATCAATATACATAATGAAACGATTCTGAACTTTTGGTTCAAAAGCGGTAAACATTATTTCGTTAGCGTCTAATACTGCCATTTTATGTTAAATTTAATTGCTATTAATAAATATCAGGAACCACATCCCCTTATGCAGGGAATGTAGCGCCAGTTGGTAATATGTTGTAGTTTAAGATGATAAATTCAGCAGTCTTAGTTGGTTGAATGTAAATTTGACCTACTAATTGGTTTCTATCAATTACATCTGGAGTATTGTTCGTATCGTCCATTACTACTTTGTAAGCATATAAACCTTGTCTTTGTACTACTGATTCTAAGTAAGGGTTAACTTGAGCTAAGAATCTGTTTCTTGTAGCAATTGTATTTTGTTCGAATACTAAGTTGTTACCTACTTGACCGATGAAGTCTTTCAATGCGATCAATAAACGACGAACGTTTACTCTATCTAATGATGTAGCTTTACGTTGTAATGTCTTTTGACCAAATACTACAACACCTTCACCAGGGAATGTAGCTAATGGGTTAACATTTGCATTGTATAAATTATCACGATCAGCTTGAGATAATTTTCTTTCAGCTCTTAATACTGAAGGAACACCACCACGGTTTAAACCTGCTGGAGCAAACCATTCAGCACCAACTTGATCGTTGAATGCTAATACACCACCCATAATAGTTGATGCAGGAGACCAAATGTTCTTACCTAAGTTAGAGTTAAATAATTGAATCCAAGGATAGTATGTAGCAGCATAGTTGCTAGATTGACCAGCAGCTGTGTTTGCAGCAGCTGAAATTGAAGTACCATAGATACCTGAATGGATAGGAGCAAAAGCATCGCCTCTAGCTTCAGCAACTGAAATTAATGTTGTAGCAGCGGCGCTATCTAAACCTACAGCTGGAGCTAACAATACGTTGAATTTATATTCATCCTTATTTGTTAACAAGTTTAATGCTATGTTATAATCAGATACGCTAAATCCTTCCATGTTAGCTGCAGTCATAGTTTCGTTCATTAATTGAACTGTTGTTGTTGCAGCAACACCACCTGCAAATGAACCACCATAAGAACCACTACCTAAAGCTGGTAAAGAACCGCTATATGTAGCTGCTTTGAAATTACCGTTATTATCGATAGAATCTACTTGTGGAGTTGTAACAGATGATACACGCACATATTGAGAAGCATTAGCATAAGATCCTGTAATTGCTACGAATGCATTATTATCACTATCTACAGCATATACTGGCTTTGAATCACCAATTATACGAGAGATATAGTTAGGTAAAGCTGGATCTAATGATAAGTTAGCCCATGTTTCAATATAATTCTGTTGAGAATTATTATCGTCACCACGACGAATAGCGACACTAAATGTACCACTACCAGTGTTTACATTTGTAACTTCCCAACGAACGTTAGTTGCAGTACCATTTGACAAAGCGCCATTTGATAAGCTACCTGTATTGTTCATGATATTACCCCAAGCTAATGTTTCAAGTTGGAATGAAGACGTTGCAGGGCCGTTATTTACAAAAGCAGTTACATTTGCTGTAGCATATGTTTGTGCATTTGTTGAACCGCTAACAACGCGAGTTACTAACAATGTGTTACCACCGTTTTGGAAAAACTCTCTGGCAGCAATAGAAGTTAAATACTCATAGTAATAGCTACCACTTTTGAAAGTAGAGCCGAATTTTGATAAGAATTCAGAATAAGAAGTTACGTAGGTAGGAACAAAAGGACGACCTAATACTGTAGGACCTACAATAGCTGTCGCAGTACCCTCGATACCTCTCTCCACTAAACTTTGATCTGATTCGTTCTGGAATACACCAGGAGAAATGATTTTTTCGCTCATTTTTTATGTTATTTTTGGAATTTTAATAGGATTGACCTAATAATAAATATCCAAAAACCACCATAAAACGCAAATTACTGTTGAACAGGGGTAATATCTCCAGTTTCAGGATTTATTGCGCCGTTTCCGTATTTTTCTTGCAGTGATTTGACTAGTTCCGTTTCTTTCTGTTCAATTGTTTTTAAATCAGATACTAAACCTTTTTTCTCTTCTTGTAATTTTTCAATTGATTCATGAAATGTTAAAATTTGCGTCTCAGCAACACCCATTTCAAATACGATTTGGTTGTACTTTGATTGTAAATCTTTAACGGACTGTAATTCTTCAGGAGTTAATTGTGCCATAACGTTTATTTATTTTATTGTAACCATTTTTTACTAGGACATGCATTAGGTCCTGCAGGGCTAAACACTTTTTTTCCAAGTGGACACCCACACAAACCGCATGTATCTACATTTAATATTTTGATGAAATCTCTATGTTCACAACTATCGCATACATTCATGCGTTGTTCAGCTAACAGTTTTTGTTCAGGCGTGGGATTTTCTGCACGAACCCACGCCTGAAATATTTCTGTAAGTTTATTCATCAACTTTTATTAGTTTGAAGAATATAGGATAGTTGTCAGCTGACTCTATACTTTCTAATTCTTCAAGTTTAAAACCTTTGTGCTCAATTTCGCGAGTTTCTTCTAACAATGCATTGAATTCATCCTGGAACTCATTCATTTTAGGGTTATATTCTTGCGAAACAGTATTACCTTCTTCATCTTTAACTATGTTGATGTAAAAAGGAATACTAATATTACCTTGTTCATCAGTTTCACCATATTTTTTAATTAAATCGTTTTTAACTAATTCAATGGCTTCTTTTTCAACAATTGTTTTTTTAGACAAATCGGTTAACCAATACTTAGTTGTAAGTTTAACTTTTTCACTTAATAAACCTTTAGATAATTTTTCACCTGTTGATGGATTAACTATACCATTCAATTCAGCATCTAATTGGTAGAATTCAGATAGCTTTAAAGTGATTTTTTCCATAAATTACTTCTTAGTTTTTTTAGGAGCGTTTGTTTTTGCTTTTGGAGCTGTTGGTTTTGCTTTTGGAGATTTTGAAGATTTAGTTACTTTAGCAACTACTTCTTTAACATCAGCAACAACTTCTTTAACAGCCTCTACTTTATTTTCGATAGCATCAGGAATATTGTTGTTGTTTGCGTCTGCAACCTTACCGGTTTTCATTGCGATGAATGTAGCGATAGCACCGATAGCCAATACTAATACTACGATAGCGAATGTACTCATATTTTTGTTTTATTTGTTTACTGTATATAAATATATAACAGAGATAGGAGACAACCAAATTTTTATTAATAAGTTACTCCAACTTCTTGTTGAGATGCTTTATATTGGCGTCCAGTTGTGTCTGCTGCTTGTAATTCTAATGCTTTAGCTTCACATTCCTCATATGTGTCGAATTCATAAATTGGGTCTGTTGGTTGTAAACGAGCTACCCATATTTGGTCAAGACCAGGAATGAATTGCATTAATACTATATATTTCATATTATTTAATTTTCAAAAGGTAACGGAAGACTTATAGTTGGAAATAAAGCTTCATCTATTTCTTCAGATAATAAATTTTTAACTATATCAAAATTAATTGATCCTGACAACCAGCTTATTACTTGATCTTTAGAAAGATTTTCAAAAGCAGTAAAATCAGTTTCAGAAGCTGCTGGTAAAGTATAGCTACCTGCTTTTTGATAGTATTTACCTTCATGTAGACAATCTACTTTCCAATGAGCTTTTTTTATCACATTGGTTAAACCATCTTTAGATGGGATCACATCGAAATGTGTTATTAAAATGTTAAATGTTTTTTCCATTATTTTATTTTTATTTAGTTTTTAAATTTTTATTAGTTCATTCTGTTTAATTTGATTATTCTTGCATTGTTATTACTCTGTGATGAGCCTGCTGTATTTGTAAAGGTAACAGTGTAAACACCTGCATTTGTAGCTGATACACTAATTGAAATACCATTTGATGTAATATTAGCATAATTAGTTCTATTCATACCACCATCAGAAGCAAAATGTATTATCCCTGTTGCCCATGCTTGAATATTTACACCACCTGGTGCATAGAATCCTACACAATCAACCATATAAGATGTTCCAAATTCATATAGTATTTGATTAATTGTCATTGACCAAGAAGCACCTGCACTCACATCTCCACCATATCCAAAAAATGAACTAACTAAATTACCTCTTAAATCTAAAGTTCCATTTCTTGTATTTCCTTGCAATCTCATTACACTATTTGTACCTGCAGAAAATTCAAAATCATTGACAGCTGAAGCATAAAAACTAGTGCTTTGAGTTCCTATTTCTCCTTGAAGTGTAGTATTATTATACCAAGTTGCCCTTGCAGCACTTGCAGCATCTGATTGGATTGATAATTGACCTCTGTTTGAGGTATTAGAACCAGAAACATGCAAAAATGTGCTCGGAGTTGTTCCTGTTCCTACTCCAACAAATCCACTACCACTAATAAATAATCCATTTGGATTAACTCTAACACTACCACTTATAATGTGGGAATCAGTTAAAGCATTTCCTAAATTTACTCCATTTGTATTTACTTGAAATTCATTTCCATTGCTGTTTACTACTGATAGTGAGCCTGTTACAAAGGCACTGCCCGTAAAATTGGTATTACCTATAATAGTATTAGGTGTACTACCACTTACTACCATAGATCCTGTTATATTTAAATTCTGTAGTAATTTCATTTAGTTATTTTTTGATATTATTTCTTCCAAAGTAGCTACTAAATCCCATACTTGGTTTTCTTCATTCCAACTATATACATTTTCACGAGAAGGTTCAGATACAGGCGCCTGCCAAGTACATGTTTCTTCATCTAATATCCAAGAAGGATATGGTTTAGGTGCTATAAAAGCATCTCTTTCAGAATCATAAGTATAACCTACACTAGCATAATTCTTTCTTAAAGGAGTACCACCTAATAAATGTTGTCCTCCTCTAGTATTATATGATGTTTGAATCCATTGAGATGGATTTTCTAAAATATCAATATAATCTTGCCCTGCTACAATAACTTCTGTAACTATTCCTTCTTCTATTTTTGCAAAATGTGCCATATGCTTTATGCTTTATATCTTATAATTATTACACCTGATCCACCATTACCACCTATAGCAAAGTTAAAACCTGCTCCACCTCCACCTCCGCCTGTGTTTGCTGTTCCGTTTCCTCCTCCTGAGTTACTATAGGTTGAGCCATTATAATATCCACTATTTCCCCCTCCATCAGTTCCAGTATTTCCAGGGTTAGAAAAAGAACCTCCTCCACCACCACCTGCAATTCTTGAGGCTAAATTAAATATTAATATTCCTGTTCCACCTGTCATATTACCAGAACCTACAGTTCCGGCTCCTCCACCTCCACCACCAACACCATTAGGTGTACCACCAGCATTTCCATAAGGTACTCCACCACCTAAATATTTAATAGAGGCTCCACCAACACCTGTTTGGCTACCACCACCACCACCTGATCCACCTGGTAGTCCAACATTAGCAGCAGTTCCTGGATTATCCCCATTTGCTGTACCTCCACCTCCACCACCTAAAGCTGTAATAGTATCAAAAACTGAATTTGATCCATTTGCCCCTGGTGCTGTTCCTCCTGATCCTCCTGCTCCTACTGTTACAGTATAAGAACCAGAAGTTATTAAATAAGCAGGATGATATACAACTCCTCCACCACCACCAGCTCCTGAATAGTAAGCCGCACCATTTCCCGCTCCTGATCCTGCACCACCACCAGCAACAACTGCAACTTCAACAGTTCCTGTACCCGAAGTAACAGCAAAAACACTGCTAGAGTTATAAGTATGGTATTTGTATCCACCAGAAGTTGTAATAGTACCTCCTGATGCTGTTATAGGAGATAAGCCATTTATAGTTAAAGGGCTTGTAAATCTACTTGCACCGGTTACATCTAACGAACCTGATACTATTGGGGAATCTATAATCATTTTATTTATTTTTTAAGTCGTCTATTTCTGCTTTGAGTTCTTTAACCGCATTTATTAAAGTAACTATAATTGCATTATAATTTAATCCAATAAATTTGTCATTTTCTTCGTATGCAAGGGGAATTAATTCTTTAACCTCTTGAGCTACTAAACCCACTTGCTTTTCATCTCCATCTTGTTGGAAATCCATGTTGTATAGTTTAGGTTGAAGACCTAATATAGCATTTAACCCAACAGGATATGTTTCAAAGTTTCTTTTTCTTTTTATGTCAGAAGCAGCTGCCCAAACACCTGATGAGTTTAAAAGCACATATCCACCATTGTTAGAATATGCATATAATGCTGATGAAAAACCACCCATATATGCGTGAGTTGTGCCTTGATATTGAAATGCCAATTGGAGATTATTGTCAGGTGAATTTACTACTACAGTATTTCCATTTTGTTGTAATTTAAGTACAACATGTGGATTTCCCCCATTAAACACATCAAAATTAATTCCGTTTGAAGTATCCATTCTCATTTGTGCATTACCCCCTGCAAAAACCAAAATACCATTACCACTACCTGGAGCTACAGTATTAGTATTTGCCCTTGTAAATTGAAGTCCTGAAGCTGCAAAACTATAAGCTTGCATAGTAAAAGCAGTATTAGCTATTATTGCCCCATCATTTCTTACTAAAAATAAATTATTATTTGATGCATTATTTGCAACAAAAGCATAATTTGAACTTGTATTATCCTTGCCAGTAACAGTTAATCTTGTAGATGAAAATGCAGTATTACCTATACCTACATCTCCACCACTTGTTAAAACCATTGCTGACGCACCTGAAGAGTTTTGCCAAGCAAAATCAGTAGCTCTATATGCAGCAGATATATTTGTATCTTGAGCATCATTTAAATAATTAATTCTTAAAGTAGTTGAATTTACTTGAAATAAAGCATTATACCCACTTGAAGGTCTTATTGTAACATTATCAGTAAATATTGCACTTCCACTTACACCCATTGATCCAGTAAACTGATGGGTATTACTTGAAATTGATCCAAATTTAGTGCTACCTGTAATGAAACTAACACTTGATGTAACTGTTTGTACAATTAATGTTTGTGCAGTAATATTGCCTGTTGTAGTTATTGATCCACTTATGGCCAAACTACCAGATAATACAGAATTACCTGTAACTGCTAATGAGCCTGTGACGATTGCGTTATTAATTAACATAAGTTATATATAAATATTATTTTGATTCTAAAGTTTCAATACGTGATTTTAGTGAATCGTTTTCTGCTTTTAACTCCTGTATTGCTTTTACTAATGGAGCAGTTATTTGTGCATAATTAATGCTTTCTTTTTGTAATCCTTTAGAAGCATCTTTTATGTCAATTTGACTAAATGTTACTAGTCTTTCATCAGGAAATTCTTCTGCTACAAAACCAACTTGAGCTAATCCATCTGATTTCATATTAAATTTCACAGCGTTTAATGACATGATAAAATCTAATCCAATATCAATAGGTTCAATATTTTCTTTGTATCTTATTGAAGATGATTTTTTATTAATATAACCACCTGATGTAAGTACTAAATCTGTGCCTGTTGATGTATCAAGAAATGGCATATATAATTGTCCATCATGATTAAAAAATCCAACTTGTCCGTTACTATTACCTTTTATTCTTAAGGATATATTACCACCTGTACCCCAACCCCCAACATCAACGGGGCCATCACTATTAATTCTCATTCGTTCGGTAGGTGCTCCTGCATTAGATGTTTGAAAAATCATAGTTCCACTTCTTGCAGTACCAACTTGACTTATATCAATAGTGCCAATTGTATTTTTAGAACCACCACCATTAGTGTAAAACTGAATTCCATATCCTGCACCATTTGTATTGATGTTATGATAAGTAGAAATAAAGCCATCTTCAACTTGTAATTTAGTATTAGGACTACTCGTTCCTATACCTACATTACTTCCAGTAATAGTCATTGCAACTACAGCATTAGTAACATTAACAAAACGAAGTTGAGGAGATGCTACATTTGCATAAGCATCAATATACCAAGCAGTAGCGTTATCAGTACTTCTGCCAAAGCTTACTTGTCCACCTTCGTTACTTGAATCAACTCTACCTGCTTTAATTTCGCCGCCTACTACTTCAAATAGTTGGCTTGGATTTGTTGTTCCAATACCTACTAATCCACTACTACTAACAAATAAAGCATTTGATCCTACTTGCAGTTGGGTGCCAGTAGATGAACTAATATAAGTACTACCTGTAAAATTAGCAGGACCTACGTTATTAAGAGTACCACTACCACTTATAGTTAAAGAACCTGTTACTAATAAACTACCAGTAAATGAAGTTACGTTACCTACAGTTGTAAAAGGACCTCCTATAATGTTTGACCATAAAGTAGAACCGCTAACAATACTTCCAGCTCTAGTAACGTTTGCAAACCCTTGAACAGGTTGTGTAAATGTTACTATAACACTGTTCGTATCTACTGACCTAATATTGTCAGGTTGAATTATTAATCTAGAGCCACTTTCCCATAGTGTTACAATTGGATAGTTTTCTCCTAAATTATGATTTAATGACCAAGTTGCAGAGGCAGATGGTATTGTAATTACAGTACCTGAATTATTATTTATACCACCACCTAAAGTAGCAACAGCAGTTCCTGATGCTGAGTAAGCAAAAGTAATTGTTGTTGTATTAGCATTTACTGCTTGAATATTTGAAGGGATAATAACGTTGTTGTTGTTATCATATACTTCAATTGCTGGGAATTGGTCACCAATATTATGAACAAATGACCAAGTAGCGGCAGGAACAGTTTGAGTTAATTTTCTAGTAGTACCAGCGTTGGTTACATAGTAACCACCACCTGCTACAGCAGTAGCATAACCTGCTCTTGCAGTTGAAAAAAATATATTAATATTATTAGAACCAGATGGTATAATATTTAAAGGTTGAATTACAGCATTTGAAGCACTATCATACACTGTTATAATAGGATATGTTAATCCTAAGTTATGAGCAAACGACCAAGTTGTTGCTGGTGTTGTTTGGGTTAGTTGTGCTGTTGCTCCTAATACTGTTCCGCCTCCTGAACCTCCATTCATAGCAAAAGATGCTGTTAAAGCATAAGATGATGATACTACAGATGCTACAAAAGACGCTGTAAAAGCAAAAGAAGAAGTTGAAGCAAAAGATGATGTTAAAGCATATGAGGCACTAATTGATGAAGCACCACTTACATAGGATGCTGTTAATGCTAGATTTGAATAAGATGCAGTTCCTGTTAAGTTACCAATAAATGATCCTGTAAATATAGAACCACTTACACTATTAGTTACAGATAAAGAACCGCTTACTGTTGAGTTAGCAAGCGCAATGACGCCATTGCGAGCAATAAATTCATTAGGCATATATTAGTACCTCAGTTCACTTTCCCTAAGGTGCGGGTTTATTATAAATATTAATTACATATAAGTAGCAATTGATCTAATAGTCCAACCTGATGTGTTAGTTTGGATATTAAATTGTGCTTGAGCAGATACAATTGATACTGATGCTGTTACTGCATTTGTATTTCCTATATCTGTTGTAGATATATCAGTGTATGTTGCAGTTCCACCATTCCAAACAGCCATTACCTCACCTGTTCTTGCATTAGCTCCGTTGAATATTGTGTATTTGTAGAAACCAGATCTATAAGAACCTGTTGGTTGAGTAAATAAGTTATTTGCACCATTTATTGAAGATGCTACAGAATAGTAATCAGTTAATGTTTGATCAAATACAAATGTACCATCAGTTCCTATTACAAAATCTTTAGCATACGATGATGTTGTAGCATAAGATGCTGAAGTAGCAACTAGGGCATATGATGACGTTAAAGCATTTGTAGCATAAGACGCTGTACCATTTAAAGTAGCTGTTATGCTTTGAGATACTATTAATGATCCTGTTATTATTACACTTCCATTAACATCTAAAGTAGCATTTAGTGAGCCTGATTTTTGGAGACCCATTCTAGATCCTGTAATAACAACATCAGCTTGTCCTAATGTGTTTGCAAACAAGAATAATGATTGAGAAACAGTTTCATTATTAGCATTACCAATAATTAAGTTACCACCTGTATTATATATGTAAGCATCATGAGCTCTACCTAATATAGCACCATCATAAGCATAAGCACCAGCACCACTATTATTGATACCCATATCAATATAGTAAGAAGTTGGTGTACCATCATCAGCATAAACTGCAAAGTCACCTGATGCTGATAAACCTGTGTTTGTATTTCTAACACTAAATTCTACATATCCGTTTTGGTTACCAACAAATTGACCTACTGTTTGGGTAGATGAAGTAACATATAATGTACCTGATACTAATTGATTGCCTATAAATGTGTTAGAACCAGTAGTTGCAAATGATCCTGTTTTAGCATTAATTGATGCTGTATAACTGTTTATAGAGGCAGTAAATAGTTGTAAAGATGCCGTTACTCTATTAAGAGAAGCAGTTTCAACTAATATATCAGCTATTGTTGCATTAATACTTGCAGTATAGTTGTTTATTGAAGCACTAAATGCATTTAAAGATGCTGTTTCAATTAATATATCAGCTATCATAGCATTATTAGATGCTGTATAACTTAAAATACTAGAGCTAAAGGTATTTAATGAACTTGTATAATTTTGGAATGAACCCGTTTGTACAAATTGCGTACTATCTAATTCATCTAACAAATTAGCATTTAAAGCATAAGATGCAGTTAAATTATTTGTTACACTTCCTGATACTGAAATACTTCCACTTACTAATACTGAACCAGTAAATACTTGGTTATTAGAAGCTAAATTACCGAATATGTTTGATCCAGAGCTATATGTTTGAGAAGCAGTAACTGTTTGAACAACAATTCTTGTAACTGTTAAACTACCTTGAATTGTTTGATCTGCAGTGAATATGTTAGAACCTGTAGTTGCAAAACTACCTGTTTTAGCATTTAAAGATGAAGTATATGATAATACACTAGCACTAAAGGCATTAAATGAAAGTACATTTGATGTATTAGATGCAGTATAGTTGTTAATTGATGCCGTAAACAGGTTAATTGAAGCAGTAGTATTTAAAATACTAGCACTAAAAGCATTAATTGATGAAGTATAGTTTTGGAATGAACCCGTTTGAACAAATTGAGTTGAATCTAAACTGTCTAACAAATCTGCATTTGAAGCATATGAAGCCGTTAGAGTATTAACTACACTTCCACTAACAGATATACTACCTGTTATTAATGTTGTTCCTATGAGTATAGTAGAACCTGTTACAATCAAACTACCTGTTACCTCTAAAGTATCTGAATTAAGACTAGCAATTGTTCCTGAACCTGATACAATTAAACTACCTGTAATAGTTTCAGTTCCTATAAAGTTATTTGAACCTGTAGTTGCAAAACTACCTGTTTTAGCGTTTATAGATGCTGTGTAACTTAGTAAAGATGCCGTTACTCTATTAAGAGAAGCAGTTTCAACTAATATATCAGCAATTGTAGCATTTATAGATGCAGTATAAGAATTAATAGATGCCGTGAAGCTGTATAGCGATGCTGTTGTATTGCCAAATACAGTATTATTAGAAGCAGTATATGATAAAATTGAGCTGCTAAAATTATATATTGAACTTATATTTGCATTGTTACTAGCTGTGTAATTTAGTATTGATGCCGTTTGAGCATTAATTGAAATTATATTAGCATTGTTACTTGCAGTATAAGATAAAATCGAAGCACTAAATTCATACAATGATGCTGTAGTAGTAAGTAAACTAGCTGTTTGCGCATTTAATGCGCTTATATTAGCATTATTTGATGCAGTATATGATAATATACTAGCACTAAAAGCATTCAATGAGTTTGTAGCAGAATCAAATGATCCGGTTTGTACAAATTGTGTACTATTTAATCCATCAAGTAAATCAGAATTTGAAGCGTATGATGCCGTTCCTGCTAATGAACCTGTAAATGAAAACGCTGTTATTGAACCACTTACATTTAACGAACCACTTATTACTTGTGAACCTCTAAAGATGTTTGAACCTGTAGTTGCATATGAACCACTAATAACATTTATTCTATCATTAAATGAAGCTGAATTAGTAGTAACGGATGCTGTAAAGTTATTTATTGAACTTGTATAGTTTTGGAATGAGCCTGTTTGTACAAACTGTGTACTATCCAATCCATCTAATAAATCAGAATTTAATGCATATGAAGAACTTAAAGCATAAGATGAACTTAATACAGACATTGAAGATGTCTGATTAGTTAAAATTACATTACTATCATTTACAGCTAAAGAACCTGTAATAGTTACTGAACCAGTAAATTGTTGGGTGTTGCTTAAGTCATTACCAAATTTATTTGAACCTGTGTTGTAAGTAATAGATGAACTTATATATTCTACTACTAATCTTTGAGCAGTAATAGTATCAGTTACAGTTAAATTACCCTGAATATTTTGATTACCTATAAAGGTATTAGAACCTGTTGTGGCATAAGAACCACTTATAGAATTAATTCTATCATTAAACGATGAAGATGCTACTAATGTAGATGATGTAAAGTTTAAAATAGAAGAAGAGAAGTTGTATAAAGATGCTGTTGCTCTATTAAGAGAAGCAGTTTCAATTAATATATCAGCTATCATAGCATTATTAGATGCTGTATAACTGTTTATAGATGCACTAAACAAATTTAATGATGCTGTTGCCGATTGGAAATTAGTAACAGTAGCATTGTTAGATGCTGTATAAGAATTAATTGAAGCGCTAAACAAATTTAATGATACTAAAGTTGCATTAGATGCAGTAGTAAAACTATTAAATGAAGATGTTAAGGTATAATTACCAGCAAAAGATGCTGTATTAGAATTTGTTGCTTGAAGAGCATAAGATGAACTTAAAGAATAAGATGAACTTATTGCATATAAGGCAGAAGAAGCACTTGTAGCATTTAATGGAGTACCATTTATCCAGTTTCCACCATCATATATTAGTGCCTGACCATTAGATGGGGTGGTTATAAGTACATCAGATAAATCTTCTAATGTTTGAGCTACAGCACCTCCACCAGAGGATCCTCCTGCTATATTTCTAAATATACCAGCATCAATTATTCTATTATTTACTGTATCTGTTAAGTTATTTGTTTGGCCTCTTAAAACTAAATAACCAACAAACACTAATGATTTAGCTGTAAATTCACCTTCTGTAAAAGGATCTGTTGCTAAATATTGTAAAGCATTTAATAAATTTGTGTAAGTTCCTGTTTGACCATAATAAACAACAACCCTACCTGTTACTGGGTTAGCGAATACTCTTTGAATTTGCCAGTCACCAGATGACATTGTATTTAATATGCCTGTACCATCATCCCAATAATCAGGGTCTACTGTGTTATAAAAAGCACCTCCATTATTATCTAAATAAACACCAGATCCTGATCTCCAGGCTCTAGCAATAGATGCTGTTGCAAATCCATTTGATTCATAGTGTGATGGGCTGTTTGGATCTTGTGTATAAAAACCTCCTAAGTTATATGCTATACCATCTCCAATTCCAAATCTTAAAGATCCTGTTTGTGGTAAAATTGAAAACCCACTTACTTTAATAGGTCCAAATGCTCTAATAAAGTCATTTTGTTGGGTATCATTGTCGTATGTTGTTTGAACGTTACTACCAACACCAGTAATAGATACATAGTTTGGATGGGTAACTCTACCTAATGGTATTGCTTGTTCATACAGTGTTTGATTAAAGAATGATGTTTGTTGAAATATATTTCCACTAGCATCAACATATAAATAAGTATTTTGAGAAGATGTTAAGTATGTAGCGGATGCTGTATATGCAGGCCATTTAACATAATTAACAACAGGGCTAATTTCAGATCCTGTATTAGCATTCATATTATTTATGATACCAGCACCTGGAGTTATATAAATATAACTGCCACTGTATGTTATAGAACCACCATACAATAAACCTGAACTTAATCCACCTTCTAACCATTTAAATTTTACAAGGTTATTACTTTGTCTATAATATAAATCATATCCGGTTGAAGTATTTGATTCGGATGTAAATAAGAACGATGAGGATAGGTTTTGTAAACCTGGGTCTGTAGCTGGGTCTAATCTTAAGGTTCCTCCTATGGAGAGATTAGCTTGAGCTGCTACTGAACCTGAGATGACAATACTACCTGATAGTGAAGTATTGCCTAATAAATTGTTATTACCAATTTGAGTAGTAGAGCCAGATACTATTAAAGAACCAGTAATAGTAGTATTAGAGTTTACTCTAAATCCATAAGCAGGATCTACAGATGCTGTAACACTACCACTAGCTATTTGAGCTAAATTTAATCCAACAATTCCCGAAGCAGGAATACTGTATAATCCACTACCATCACCTTTAAAACTACCTGTAAATGAACCTGTAGCATAAGATGAAGTAAATAAATTTATTGAAGCAGAAAATCTATTTAATGAAGCAGTAGCTGCTTGTAAGGATGCTGTTTCAACTAATAAGTCTGCAATTGTTAAGTTTGTACTTGCAGTATATGAATTTATAGATGCACTAAAACTATAAATTGAGTTTATACTTGCATTATTTGATGCAGTATAAGAATTGATAGAAGAAGTAAAGCTATTTAATGAACTAGTATAGTTTTGGAATGAACTCGTTTGTACAAACTGTGTACTATCTAATCCATCAAGTAAATCTGAATTTAATGAGTATGATGAACTAAATGCTTGGGATGCAGATATTGCTTGTGAAGCAGACATCGCATAAGATGCAGTTAAGTTATTTATTACACTTCCGCTAACAGATATACTTCCACTTACAAGTACTGAACCTGTAAATACTTGATTGTTGCTAGCTAAATTACCAAATATATTTGAACCTGAACTGTAAGTTTGAGATGCAGTTACAGTTTGAACTACAATTTTATTTACAGTTAAAGTGCCTTGTATTGTTTGGTCTGCTGTAAATATGTTTGAACCTGTAGTTGCAAAACTACCTGTTTTAGCATTTATAGATGCGGTATAACTGTTTATAGAAGCACTAAAGGCATTAAATGAAAGTACATTTGATGTATTAGATGCAGTATAGCTATTAATAGAGGCAGTAAATAAGTTTAATGATGTTGTTGTTGCTAATATTGAAGCACTAAATGCATTAATTGATGAAGTATAGTTTTGGAATGAACCCGTTTGAGTAAACTGAGTTGAGTCTAATCCATCTAACAAATCAGCGTTATTAGCATAAGATGCAGTACCAAATATTGAACCTGTAATACTACCACTTACAACTAATGAGCCTGTAATTGTAGTAGAACCAGATACAATTAATGAACCTGTTAACACTAATGTATCTACATTTGCTGTAAATAAAGTACCTGTACTTCCTGATACGTTAAGTGATCCTGTTATGTTTACTGATCCTAATATTGATTCAGTACCTATAAAGTTATTTGAACCTGTAGTAGCAAAGGATCCAGTTTTAGCATTAATGGATGCAGTATAGCTATATAATGAAGCAGTAGCTAAGTTTAATGAAGTTATATTTGCATTATTAGAAGCTGTATAGCTGAATATTGATGCAGTGAATAAATTTAAAGAGGCTGTTGCTCTATTAAGAGAAGCAGTTTCAACTAATATATCAGATATAGTAGCATTTATAGATGCGGTATAACTGTATAATGAAGATGTTGCTAAGTTTAATGAAGTTATATTTGCATTATTTGATGCAGTATAACTAAATATACTTGCACTAAAAGCATTTATTGAACTAGTATAGTTTTGAAAGGATCCAGTTTGAGTAAATTGGGTACTATTTAAACCATCTAATAAATCAGCGTTATTAGCATATGATGCAGTTCCTATTAAAGAACCTATAATACTACCACTTACAAATATTGAACCACTTATCTCCACTTTATTTCCTGCGGCGTGTATAAGATTACTTCTATTACCATCATCAGTTCCATTACCTACAATAAAAGCGGAAGGTACGGATGATACATAATTGAATTGGCCCTGTACGTGTTGGTGATTGGCTAATGCTATTGTTTGATAACCTTCGGCATGTGAATATGAGCCTGATGCTATTGTTTCTTGGCCTTCAGCATGTGAGTAATCTCCTATTGCTTGGGTAAAATCTCCTTCAGCATGTGAGTAGTTTCCTATTGCTTTAGTAATACTTCCTTCAGCGTGTGAGTATTCTCCGGTTGCTATATTCCCCTCTAACCCTTGAATAAGAGAGCCTGTTATAGTTTGATTACCATTAAATTGGTTTGAACCAGTTGTTGCAAATGATCCAGTTTTAGCATTTATAGATGCTGTATAAGCTATAAAACTAGAACTTAAAGCATTTAAGTCAGCATCTGTAGCAAAAGTAGCGTCTAAAGATGAACTAAAAGTTTCTAAAGCAACTATTCTACTATTAAATGATGATGAATTAGCTGTAGTAGAAGCTGTAAAATTCAACATTGAAGCACTAAAAGCATTTAATGATGCTGTTGCTCTATTAAGAGAAGCAGTTTCAATTAAAATATCATTTACTGTAGCTTGGATTGAAGCGGTAAATACTTGTAATGAAGCTGTTTCTACTAGTATATCTGCTACTGTTGCATTTATGCTTGCAGTATAGTTTAAAATACTAGCACTAAAAGCATTTAATGATGCTGTTGCAGACTGGAAGTTAGCAACAGTAGTATTGTTAGATGCAGTGTATGAATTTATAGAAGAGGTATAGTTTTGGAATGATCCTGTTTGTACAAATTGAGTTGAATCTAATCCATCTAATAGGTTTGAATTATTAGCATAAGAAGCAGTACCTTGTAATGAACCTGTAATACCGCCTGTTACATTTAAACTACCAGACATTATACTAGACCCTAATACACTGAATGATCCAGTTACTACTGCTGAACCTGAAAGTGTAGTATTACTATTTACTTTAAATCCATAAGCAGGATCTACTGATGCTGTAACACTACCGCTAACAATTTGAGATAAATTTAATCCAATAACACCTGAAGCTAATACATAAGATGCAGTTAGAGCTTGAGATGCTGATGTAGCAAAAGATGAACTTATTGCTCTAGAAGCTGAAACAGCAAATGAAGAAGTTAATGTGTTAATTACACTTCCTGATACTGTTATAGCACCTTTTATTAAAACAGATCCAGTAAATATTTGGTTGTTATTTGCATTATTACCAAATGTGTTTGAACCTGAGCTATAAATTATTGATGAACTTACTGTTTGAACTACTAATGTTCGAGCAGTAAGAGTATTTGTAACATCTAAATTATTTGTAACTAAAATATTACTTGCAGTAACATTACTTGAAGCTACTAAACTACCGCTAACACTTAATGAACCAGTCATTGAGTGTTGGTTATTAGAATTTAATTGGAATTTATTATCACTATTAACATCACCACCACCCACAAAAAATCCTAAATGTTTGTTAGCTGATGTATTACCAATATGTAAATTATTACCTGTAGAGTAAATGTATGCATCATTAGGACCACCAAGAAAACCATTAAAGTTACCACCATTGATACCCATATCAATGTAATTACTAGTTTCATTACCATTATTTGCTGTAGCAACAATATCAGATGATGCTGAAGTTCCTGCATTAAGGTTTTGAATGTTAAGTTGTAAGTAATTATTTAAATTACCTTTACCACTAATTACATTAAATGAAGATGTACTTGCTTGATAGACATACAATGCTTCTGGGTTGTTTGTATCAACACCATTTTGATTGATAGCAATACTATAACCTTGATCAAGTCCATTATCAACTTGAAACATTGCACTGTCTGCTAATTTTTGTGAAGCGCTTAAATAAGGAATATGACCTATTGTTATACCCTCTAAACCATCCGAATATGAAGAGGTTGCAGCGTAAGATGAAGATGCTGCGAAAGATGCGAAAGATGCGCTTAATATTGAACCGCTAGTTGAAGCTAATTCTATTATACTTTCAGACCCATTGTCTTTTTTAAGAAAAACTTTACCATCAAAAGTATTCAAGGCTAATTCGCCAAGATCTAAGGATGAAGTGGTAGGGATTCTACCTGAAACGGCACTGCGTTTTAATTTTAATTTATTAACAGACATATGTATGGATCCTTTTTAATGGTATATACCAGGATAATAGCTTATATAAAGCTACGTATAAATATACTATTAATAAGTTCCCCCGTCTATTATATCGACATTTATTGAACCGCTTGTGTTAAAAGAAGCACTAACTGGGAATGTTGTATTATTAACAATAGTTAGTGAACCCGATATGGCTAATGAGCCACTTGCGTATGATAAATTTGATTGTAATTGTTCTATTCTTAATCGTGCCATGTTATATAAATTTACCTACGGCTGCTACTTCATCAGTAGGTACTAATGAGTATCCAATTGAGCCTGTATTAAAAATTGCTAATACACTACCACCACCTTCTGATAAAGAAGTTATACATGATATTGGTATGTTTTGTCCGTTTATATAGAACACAAAATTCGAAACAGATGTTGCTGGTAATGTTGAACCACCTGCAAAATTTGGTTGTTTTATAGAAGATGTTATAAAGGTAGCTGTATTTGCTGTTACTATAGCTGCTACTTTAGTAACATTAGTATTTAAATAATCAGAGTCTAATGAAGCACCACCACCAACAAAAGTTGTATTATTGGTAATATTAGTACCACCACCAATAAATGACGTAGATCCAGCTACTTGTGATGCTGCTATTTGAGAAGATGCATTAAAGGTTTCATCAACATCTCCATCTACAGTTTCTAAACCAAATATAATTTGAGATGGTGAATAGAACATATCAGTGTTAGCCATTTGTTTGTTAATAGTATCTGATACTAAATAACCATTCAAAGTCATTGTAAAATTAGTTCTTGCTGCTCTATCAGCACCTTGTTCGATAATATTAGTTACAGCAAATGTATCAATTTTAGTTCTAAAATGCCATCTATTAAAATCACCCCAATATGAATCAGAAGCAAATTCAATTGCTTCAATTAATTTATTATTTTGTTCTACAAAGTTTGTAAATAAAACACATTCATATGTTACAGTAACATAATCAGGTACTACAGAAACATAATATTGTTTTGATGGTATTCTATTTGTTAATATATTAAACTTATCATAAAAGTTTTTAGCATTGTATCTAGTTTCAAACACATTAAATAAATGTGATTTATTACCATCTATTTTATTACCTAATGTTCTATTTTTTTCAACATTAGTACGCTTATACATGATAAGTGGGGCCATTATTTTACCGTCTTTATCACGATAAAAGCCATCATTTTGGACTGATTTCCATCTTTCAGCGTCACCAAAAATAACAGGTACTGCTACTCTATTATTATTTTGAATAACATTAGGTCTAATAACATTATCAAAATAGTATTGTATAGCGCTATCAATATCTTCTAACCCAACAGAAATATCTTTTATTTTATTACCTTTAAAAGATAAATCTCTAGCTCTATTGTGAGAAAAAACCGTACCCTCATCACTGTCAGGTTTACCTTGAGAAGGTAAATAAGCATTGATTTGTGTTTGTTGCACTTGAACAATGTTGCGTGGTATTGGTTTTAATGGACGAGGCATTATTTTTTCTTATTTTGCAATTCAATCATTTTATCTAGAGCAAAAACTAATTGGCTAATTTTAGTTAAATTAGTATTAATATCTTTAGCTACTTTAGATATGTTCTCATCAGCCGCATATTTAAACGGTTGAAATTGCTTACGCATTGTAAGAACTTGTCTACGAATATTTTCAAATTCAGGTAAATATTCTACATCAGTAACACTAGCTCCTGTTTCAGGATCTACAGTTGCTTTACCTAATTTAAATCCTTTCTTTAAAAGTTCTTCATCACCTGGTTCGCCTGGTAATTGAACATAAGGACCTGCTTCTAATAAGTCTTTTAATTTAATCATTATAATCTATCTTTTTCTATGCCCAATTTCTCAACACGAGTGTAATGAGCGTTTACTATAATTGAAATTGAAGAACCAAAATTATCATTATCTGATGAATAAGAATAGTCTGGGTCTTTACCTACAAAATATTGATTTTCTAAAACATCATCTATTTCATAATAATTATTTTGCCACAAAACTACATCTCCTACTTCAGGATATATTCCGTAAGAAAATCCTTTACCACCTTCTGGCAATTCTATTGATAATTCATATCCTCTTAAATCATCTCTTAAAAATCTAAGTTGAATTTTTCTATCAACATCAGGTCCAAAACTATCAGTTGACCATTCTTGAGCTGACCTTTCAATTAAACAATTTACTAAAACAGGATTATAGTATATTTTTGAACCATTTGATTCACCATACATGTTTGATGTAGTTTTAGTCAAATCTATCTTATAATATCCCACTTGTTGTTCAATAATATTATTGACCAACTCACGACCTATATGTCTAATTAAACTTGCATCACGTGCTGTACCAAATAAACTCATATTAGTATTCTCCTACTTTTTCTAATGTATTATAACGCGGAATAAATTGAATTAAACCAGGTATTTTACTAGTCACTAAAGCATCCGTTTTAATAGAATTAATAGCAACTTTCGGTTCTTCAAGCGCAAGATACTTGATTTTAAGTAATGCGTATTGAAATTTATCATTACTTTTTTGTTTTAAAAAATCGTTCTGTTCAACAGTGACTACAACTATATTTTTTAATCCTCTAATTTCGTTATAAATAAACACCTGATTTTCTTCAACTGATGTTTTAATTAATACTTCTATTTTAAATAGTATTAGGGCCTCTGTTAATATGTCTGTTAATTTAATCATTAGAAGAAATATATTGATAAAGGTACATTTTGTAATTGTTTTGTAATAAAGTCAGCTTCAGTTGATTGTTGTTCTAATTGTGTTTTACGAGATGTTTGATCTAACATTGCACGTAATTGTTCTAACAATGCTGCTTTTTCTGCTCTAGCATCAGTCAATAAATCTTGTTGATTTAAAGTAACTTCAGATCCAGGAATAGGTACAGTACCATATTTTCCTCTTACATAAGCTAACATTTCTTTTACTAATGCCAAAGTATATTGACGAATCCATTGTCTACCAACTGAGTTGATTTGACCATAGATTGGATTTTGATAAGGAACATTTGATACATTTGTTACTAAATTAGTTCTAGTATCTACAACTGGATTGTTTCTTTCATCTATTAAAATATAATGGAAGAACATTTTATCATTATATCCAGGAGTAACTTGTTGTGGGATAGGGAATATTCTAACCATATCACCATGAATATCAAATGAATAAGCTGCTTTTCTAATCTGATCATTCAATTGTATTGCTTGTACTTTTTGAATATCAAAATATATAGGCATTAACAAGAAGTTAATACCAGGAGACATCTGACCAAAGCCAAATGTTTCAAGTAATGATTGGATACCAGTACCTGTACCAGCGTATGGATCAAAATAACGAACAATTGCTGGGGGAGCTTTATAAAATATTTCTTTAATTTCAGCAGAACCTGTTACGCCTGAAGCAGATAATGCTGTTTTAATATTGTAATCTTGTACACCTGGAACTAAAGTAAATGATCCAGAGCGCCATATGGTTTTACCACCAGCACCTGCTTCAGAAGCATATGTTTCAGAAATACGAATTATACTACCAAGATTTGGTGTTACAACTTGATTATTCAATGCAGACCCTGTTACAGTGCCTTCTAAATTAAGGTAATTTTCACGAATCTTCCATTGGTAAACTTCGTTACCATATGTAGTAACTGCTTCTTCTAAAGCAGCATAAAATGATCCTGATTGTAATTCAACTTCAACTAAAGGATAACCCAAGCGTTGTGCACACCATTGTGCTACTTTATCTGATTCAACTTGGAATATTGAATCTGTGTCATAAAATCCAAATGGGGTTGAGCCAGAAGTAAATGTTGATGTTCCGTTCCAAATTGCTATATTGCTCATTAACTAGGTAGTATTTAACGCGTATAAATATTGCTAATATTTATTTTCCATATTCATACTCAAGTATCTTACCTACTAAATCAGAACGGTGATTCTCTTTCAATTTAATCCACTTGATTTCCTCTATTTTTTTGGATAATTCGATAGCATAACTTAAGCCGTTTATTTCGCCTGTATTTGATTTGATATCGGTCTGTTCATTATCGCCGTTGATGACAATCTTACCAGTTTTACCTAAACGTGTCAATATGGCTAGCATTTCACCTTTAGTTAGGTTTTGTGCCTCTTCGACTATCAAAATATCGTCAATCGTTTTACCACGGATAAACTGGACGGGTATAGCTTTAACTTTTCCGTCTTCAATCATTTTAGGTACTTCATTTTTGTCTGAGCAGCATTTAATTAAGTTTTCAACTAGTGCTTCCATGTATGGATCAAACTTTTCATTTAAGGCGCCAGGTAAGAATCCTAAACTCCTACCAACCTCAACAGCAGCTCTTGTATTGTAAATACAAGCAACTTGTTTTTTCTTAAGGAAATCTAATGCGGCTTGAGCACATACTAATGATTTACCACTACCTGCTCTACCTGTAACTACTACGATTTGATTTTCAACTATTAACCTTTTTGCTTCTTTTTGCTCTTCATTTAATTGTAAAGCATTTATAGACTTTATTTCACTTTTTCTCTCGCGATTAGGTTCTCTCATGTATAACGGTTTTATATAAATATGTAAAAAAGCCCTACATTTCTGTAGGGCCCTTCAGTTTATTTTTTAAACTTAGAAACTAAATTTTTGATGTGTGGACCTGCCACTACACCAACTACTACACCTAGCAAAAAATGCCAGTGTAATAAAAACGCGAAATTCTCCATGTTTTTATTTGGTTTTGGTTAGAAAATACAAAACCGCGCGTTGGTTGGTACCGCGTATACATATACAAAAGAAGTCCGAGCTTGCGCTCGGACCTCAATTTAAGCCTTACGGGGCTAATGTATAGTGGATTTAATACTAAACAGTTTCTAAACCATTTACATAGATCTTACCATAATAATCAGGACGGATCATTTTCTTCGCGTAACGAGTCATCAAACCTTTACGTGGAGTAAATGTTGAAGGATCGTATAACAAAGGAGTCATGATTAATGGAACGTATGGAGCAAATACAGCACCGCATTCTAAGAACTGAGCACCTTTATAACCCATAAGGATTACGTTTTCAGTCATATAAGGGTTTTTGTATACTTTGTAGCGAGAGTTCAATGAACCCACTTTCTGAATACCAAAGTTAAACTCCATTTTTTCGCCATCACCATCTGAAGCGAATCCTGGGATTGACTCGATGATTGTAGCAATTGTAGGAGAAATAACCATGAAGTTAGCGCCACCTCTTAAAGTCAACTGGTGGATTTTATTAGATACTTTCTGTAGTTTAGTACCTAAAGTTTGGTACCAACCACCTTGAGTATTATAAAAAGCAGAAGCAGCAGTTGTGAATGATGTACCATTCCATACACTGTTGTTATTAGCTGACCAATAGTCTACTGTATAAGCGCTTTCAATTAACATGTCTAAAATCTCAAGATCAATTTCCATAGAAATATATTGAGACAAGATACCTGTTAATTCAGCTTCAGCATCTACTGAATGATAAGCATTCAAATCTTGAGCAAATTCTGGAGTCCATTGAGCTTTTAACTTACGAGTTTTAGCAACAATAGCTTCTGATTTTAACTGAACGTTAATTTCAGGAATTGCAATTGGTTGATTTTGAGATAACTGAGAAGATGTTGCACTTCCAAAAGAATCTTCGAAATCACCACGAGCAGCTGGAGTTGTTGTTTTATTGTAAATCAAAGTAGCAGAACCTGTAGCTGAACCTGATTGGTTAGCTGGTAACAATGTAACAGAGTCTGAAGTAATGAATACTAAAGCACCAGTGCTACCACTGATAGCTGTAAATTGTTGGTAGATGTTTTGAGGAGTAATACCTAAAGCAGAATCAGTTGCTAATACAAATGATCTAACACCTAAAGCATCAAATGAACTAGAAACAGTGTTGAATAAAGAACCAGAAACGATAATTTTCTTCAAGCTACCTGTAGCATAGTTTGTATCGAAATTAACATCAGCTGCTGTAACAGAAGCTGTTGTGAATAAAACAGATGCAGAAGCATTGTTTAATGAGTAATTGAAACGACCAGCTTCGTATAATGAACCAGTAAGTTGAGTTACGTTAGTATCAGCAGCAGCACCGTATAAAGATTCACCTGCTCTGTAAGGACCAACTGAAGTACCATACTTGAAATCTAGATAAAACACTAGACCAGAAGGTAAATTCATTGGTTGTACAGATACAAATTCTTTAGCAGCGATTTCACCGAATACACGACGAACTAAAGGTAAAGCTACACCAGCCCAGTTTTCTGCGTTATATCCAGCACCTGCTTGAGAGTTTGTACCCCCAGACACGTTACCTTCAGTAACCAACTGCTTTGCTTGGTTTTCAAGCAAAGTTGCCATGATGTTCTTGTCATTTTCGCCTTGGATACCTTCCAACAAACCTGACTTTGTCCATTTTCCAGCCAATTTTTTCGCATCATCGATCGTTACTTTGTATTGATTAGATGATTCTAATAATTGTTGAACATTCATTTTTTATGAATTTAATTGTTTTGTTATTTTAAATAATCAACCCCATAAGTTACCTTACAGGGTTGATTTTATTGTTTGTTAAACAGTTTCTAAACCGTTTACGTAGATCTTACCATAGTAATCAGGACGGATCATCTTCTTAGCGTAACGAGTCATCAAACCTTTTCTTGGTGTGAAAGTGTTTGGATCGTACAATAATGGAGTCATGATCAATGGAACATATGGAGCAAATACAGCACCACACTCTAAGAACTGAGCACCTTTGTAACCCATTAAGATTACGTTCTCAGTCATGTAAGGGTTTTTGTAAACCTTATAACGAGAATTTAATGAACCAACTTTTTGGATACCGAAGTTGAACTCCATTTTCTCACCATCACCATCAGAAGCAAATCCTGGGATTGATTCGATAATTGTTGCGATTGTTGGAGAGATAACCATGAAATTAGCACCACCTCTTAAAGTTAACTGATGGATCTTGTTAGAAACTTTTTGTAACTTAGTTCCTAATGTTTGATACCATCCACCTTGTGTGTTGTAGAAAGCATTAGCAGCAGTTGTTGTAAATGTTGTACCATTCCAAACACTGTTGTTGTTAGCTGACCAGTAGTCTACTGTGTAAGCACTTTCAATTAACATATCTAAGATTTCTAAGTCGATTTCCATAGAGATGTATTGAGATAAGATACCAGTTAATTCAGCTTCAGCATCAACACTATGGTAAGCGTTTAAGTCTTGAGCGAATTCTGGAGTCCATTGTGCTTTCAATTTACGAGTCTTAGCAACGATTGCTTCAGATTTCAATTGAACATTGATTTCTGGAATAGCAATTGGTTGGTTTTGAGACAATTGAGAACTTGTAGCAGATCCGAAAGAATCTTCGAAATCACCACGAGCAGCTGGAGTAGTTACTTTGTTATAAGTCAAAGTAGCAGAACCAGATGTAGAACCTACAGCACTCATTACTGGAGTACCTGAAGTAATGAATACTAAAGCATTATTACTACCGCTGATGATTGTGAATTGTTGTAAAATTGTAGCGTTAGTTAAGCCTGTTCCAGCTAATATAAATGATCTAACACCAAGAGTATCGAATGAACCAGATACTGAATCGAATTGGTTACCGTTTGCAGAACCAGAAACGATTACTTTTTTCAAGCTACCTGTAGCATAAGCTGTATCGAAATTAACGTCAGCAGCTGTAACAGAAGCAGTAGTGAATTGAATAGAAGCAGTAGCATTATTCAAAGAATAACCAAAGTGACCAGCTTCATATAATGAACTAGTTAAGATAGTTACGTTTGTGTTAGGATCAGCACCATATAAAGATTCACCAGCAGTGAAAGATGATACAGTTGTACCATATTTGAAGTCTAGGTAAAATACAAGACCTGAAGGTAAGTTCATTGGTTGAACTGAAACGAATTCTTTAGCAGCGATTTCACCGAATACACGACGAACCAATGGTAAAGCAACTCCTGCCCAGTTTTCAGCGTTGTAACCAGCACCAGCTTGGCTGTTAGTTCCACCTGATACGTTACCTTCTGTAACTAATTGTTTTGCTTGGTTTTCAAGCAAGGTAGCCATGATATTCTTATCATTTTCACCTTTAATGCCTTCTAATAGACCAGATTTAGCCCATTTTCCAGACAATTTTTTAGCGTCATCCATTACAACTTTGTATTGGTTTGAGCTTTCTAATAATTGTGATACGTTCATTTTAAACGAATTTTGTTTTTGTTTTAATAATCTTATTTGATAATGTTTGCAAGTTTTTGCATACGAGCAATCACGTCATTTGATTCAACTATAGTATTTGCACTATTTTTAGGTGCAACACCAGCAGCTTTAGAAGCAAATCCTAAAGATTCTTTAATTTGAGACTTCTTAGAAGCACCCAAATCAGAACTTTGAATAGATTCAAATAATTCTTTAGCTTGTTTTGGTGTAGTTGCTTTGTCGAATGAAGCAATTACTTTTAATTTTTGAGATTCAGATAAATTCTTAGCTTTGAAGATTTTATTAACGTACAATAATTTAGCATTTAATAAATTTTGCTCGTTTAACTCATTACGTAAAGCATTGATAGTTTCAATTGCTTCTTTCATTTCGTCTTTTTCTTCTTTAGCTTCTTCCATATCCATTCCTACTCCTTGTTTTGACATTGAAGTACGAACGTTTTGTAATTTAGAATACAATTCTGGATTCTTTTGTTTTAAAAGATCTTGAGCTTTCATAATAGCAGCGCCTGTTAATCCTAATCCTGCTACGCCAGCTAATGCTGTTAATACGTCAGCGATTGCAGATTCATTTAAAGATTCAGTTTCTTCAACTTCATCTAAAGCATCTAGTTCAGCTAATAATTCTTCTAAATTTAAATCTTCATCTTCAGCTGGTTCTTCAGTACCCATTTCTAAGCCCATTTCTTCTTCACTATCTACCATTTCAGCTTCTTCTTCTGCTGGAGTTTCGTACTCTTCAGCTTCTAATTCAGATGAGATGATGTCTTTGATGATGTCTTTTAATTGGTCTACTGTTAAATCAGTAATTTTGTCGCCTTCAGCTTCAATTTCTTCTTCAGCAGATTCTTCAGTTTCTTCTTCAGACTCTTCGTCTTCAGTTTCTTCTTCTTCACCAGCTTCTTCTTCTTCTTCAGCTTCTTTAATTTCTTCTTTTTCTTCTTCTTTTTCAGCATCTAATTCAGCTAAAATTTCAGATAAATCGAAATCTTCTTCTAATTCTTCTTCGCCTTCTGACATTTGACTTGCGTCAATAGCTCTTTTTCTGATCATATCAGAATCATTGCGTTTGTCGTTAGCAGAGATGTAATCTACTTCTTCAAGTTCTTTTGCTTCTTCTTCTTCATTCTCCATTTCTTGCAATTTTGCAGAAATCATAGATTGAAGTTTTGGAGCAAGAGCTTCTTCAAGAGCAGCTTTTGCATTTACTAATGCAGCTTCGCGTACTTGTTTAGCGTCAGCAATAGCTTCCTTAAACAAATCTTTGTTTGTACTCATGTTGTTTTCTCCTTAAATTTAATTTTGGAAATAAGATTATTAGATCAATCTTAATAGGTGGGTTTGTATAATACCAGAGTTGCAAAAAGATGGGCAACCCATTTTAGGTTACCCATAAATATATGTAGATACGTTAAAACACGATCCTTTCTAGCAAAGAGGGCAAGCTCCCGTTGTAGTACAGATAATTTCTGTAATTAAACTATTAACTTTACTATAATCTTTATTTAATTGTGTTTGTTTTCCTTCAGATAATTTCATATAAGCGCCTGGAGTAGATGGTACTGATACCAAATCCCAACATAATAATTCAAAATCGTCTTGTACTTCAACTGTTTCACCAATTTGTTGTACAGAACCCATACCGCGTGATGATATACCTAATGGAATACCTGCTGATACAATTTCTTGAGCAATTTTACCTGCTGGTGTGTTTAGCAATTCTAATTCACCCATTAAATCATTACCTTCCCACCATATTTTTTTAATAGTATGAGATACGTTATTTAAGTTAACGATTGATGATTCAGGATGATCTAATTCACCCATTGCTGTATTAGATGCTACTGGTCCCTCCGCATATTTTTTAGCTTCGCGAGCTAATACTTCTCTAGGATAAACACGACCATTACCGTTTTTTACTTCAGATTCTTGTAATTTACCTTTAATACGCATTCTTCCACCTGGTGCCATTTTAGCCTCAGATAAGGTTAATTTAGCTATATGAAATGGTGTATGATCTATTAATAATTGTTTCATATTAGTATTCGTTTTCAGCGTCTAAGTTATCGCGTCCGTCGTACATTTCAGCTATTGCTTCACGTACCATTTCAGCTAATTTTGATTTAAATTTTTCAAATGAACCACCCATATTAACACCTGGTTTGAATGTATCTTTAGGGGCTTCTAAACCATCAATATCAATAGTTGCGAAAAACATTCCTTTATTGTATAAAGCCTTAACTTTACCTTGTTCTTCTTTAAAATCAGCTATTTTAATTTTTTCACCATCATATGCTACCACTTCATCACCTCTTTGAAATTCAACACCATCAACATTTGTAGCTTTGATTATTTTACCTTTACTATCCTTTACCATTTTGTATTTTTCAGGATCTGCAGGTAAATCTTTGAAGCGCATTTTTGCTTCTTCTACAGTTTCTTTAAGCTTTTTTTTTTCTTCAACCTTTTTAGGCGCTTTGACTTTTTTCATCTCTCTAGCCTTATCATTCAAGTTGCTATCTTTAACAAATTGCATTTGATGAGTTTCAGGTTTTGAAGCATCCATAGTCTCTACTTCATAATCTCTAATACCAGTTAACTTATAGTTAGTATAGTATAAAGGATTTTTCTTAATATTTTTCTTAACCAACTTTTCAACTTCATCATAAGGTAAATCAGGATGACATTCGTGTTCAATAGTAATACCTGTAGTTACTTCTTCTAAATTTTCATCTACTGCTATTGGCTCTTGATTTTCGTTTAATGTTTCGTCATATTGTGCTTTAACTGCTTCTTCACCAGCCATTTGATCTTCAAGTTGCTTTAATATAGCATCAAATTCAGCATCACTATCATTAGTTTCTTCACTAACATTATCATATCCGTCAGTTCCTACTTTATTGTAGTTTTCATCTTGAGCGCCTTGAAAAAATACTTCTTCTTCTTCAGCCATTGCTGATTCAGTTATGATACCCTTATTTTTAAGGATTTTAACTGCATCACCAAATGATGTTGTATTAGTAACTTGAGGTATACTCATACGTAAGTTACGCATGAAATTGAATTGTGACATTCTGCCTTCTTGTAAATCGCGATATTGATTTGCTATACTTTTCATATTTTATCTTCCTTGACCACGATAAGCTTTTGGCTTAGGTGTGTGTTTATTAAATGATTTTTGTCCAGAACCTGGTCCTTGTTTTCTTTTACCAAATGATACTTTTTGAGAGGATGTGGATTTTACTTTAGCCATTTTTTAATTTTTAAAAGTAAAACAACACAGCTCCTGATGATAATGAAGCACTAGTTATAAATAAAGGTACAGTAACACCTGAAGCAAAAGTTAAGTTATTTGCACCCGTTGCTAATGTAGTATTAGTTGCATCTTTTAATCCAGTAAAAGTAGCAGCTTGAGCTACTGTAAATCCTGAAAAAGAGCCAGTAACTGATCCTGATCCACTTATTAAATGTGCTGTTGGATTTGATGGTATGTTTGCCATTATTGTTTTAGGTTATTTATTTTTGTATTTAAATGATTCATCATTTCAGCAATACTATGTACTGCTTTTTCTGTTCTACTCCAATATTGAGTACCATCACCTTCACTTAATTCTTGCTTCATACGAGTAGTATATTCCACAATACGATCAATTTCAGATAGTTTGCGTTTTACTTCTCTCATTGCCTTATGTAATTGCTCAGCTTTGGTTCTAAATTTTACTTCTTTTTTAAATTGTTTATAAGTTGCCTCATTTAACAATTCTTCTTTGATAATGTCTTGTAAGTTCATGTTCTCTTTATACATTTTATATTTTGGCTTTTCAGCTGATTTCCAAATAGCTTTATAGTCTTTAACTTTAGAATCACTAGGCATACCAGTTGGTGCTTTAGTATATCCTTGAGATACAGCGGTTTTAGTAGCTGCATTTGATTTTTGACCTTTTTTAGCAAAAGCAAATGGAGTTGAATAACCAGGCACACCAGCAGTGGTAGATTCTTCCTCTAACACATCACGTACTAATTGCTTGATAAATTCTTTTATATCCATTATTTAATAGCTTTTAATTCAGCGATTAATTGATGATACTGTAAAAGAGAAATTACATTCTCATCTTTTACATTTTGATTTTTATCTAATGGATTTAATAACGTAATAACTTCAGTCAATTTAATTTGAACTGTTCTATCAGCTACTAATGGTGTTAATTCAGTCAATGCTTTTTTAATTTGAGCA